TTGGTCGGTCAACGGCGCTGGAGGTCGAACCCCAGCACCTCATTCAGGGCCTCCCATGAACCGCGGGAGGAAGTCGCGCCGTCCGGGAGCAAGCGCTCAACGTCGGCATGTAGTCGGGCCATTGTCTCATCCACGTCCATCTGGACGCGCTTGCCTACCGCGGTCAGGAACGCAATGAACTCCTCCGGCGGCCAAAGGGTGATGGGCGTGGTGAGCAGCGGGTAGAAGGGAGCCGCCAGCCCCCGGTCGGTCAGGTAGATGACCAGCAAGGACACGTCCATTTTGTCCAGCGCGTTGTACCGCTTCTCGATGAGCTTCTGGCGCGTGGAGGGTAGGAGGTTGTCCCAAGTGATCATCGCGAATCCTCCCGGGCCGTCTCCAAGATGAAGTTGCGAAAGCCCGCCGGATCACGACAGGCGTTCATCGGAGTCACACCGTACACGGGGTGGACGCTCCGCGATTCCAACCAGACATCGTTTCCGGACCGGAGGAGGGCCAGCTGGATCGTGCGGCCCGTCCAGGTCCGGACTTCCGGCGGCGACGGCCGGGCCGCATCCATTCCCAGCGACTCGCCGAACCCTTTGCCCCGGAGGTGCGCCAGATAGCCTTCCACGTCATGTACATCAAACATTGCGTTGTACCTCCCGATAGTGTCGCATGAAGCGTGCACTGCGATACTCCAGCTGATCGGCGAGGGAGGAGCCGTTCAGCTCCGCCTCCGCTACCTTCCCGCCATAGGGGCTCGCCAAGAACCGATCCACCTCAGCGCCCCGGGCGTTCGGCCCAAGCCAGGTCTTGATCTGCTGGGCAGCCTTCTCCAGACGCTGTTGGGCGTTGATGGATCCCACGCGCTTGGCCATGACCTCGCGGTAGCCGCTCACAGTTGCGCTCCATGGAGCGTGCCGATCTTCTGGTTGACCCATTCAGCCTCCTCCCACGTCAGGCGTTCGCCGCGGTCGGTCAACCAGATCATCCGCTTCACCAGCTCCGCCTCCTGGGCCGTCAATTCCATCCGGCCGCGGAGCCGTTTCAGCTTCGCCGGCAACCCCTTCGCGAGTTCGCCCATCAAGCGGCACTCCTCGCCGAACGCCTTGAGGGCGTCGCGGATCGCCGTGGACGGGTCCACGATGTCGTTGTACTTCTGGCCCAAGTATTCCGCGTTGACCGCGGCGGCGGCGGCGACACCTTCCATGAGCTTTTTGGCGTTCAACGCCTTGCCCGGGTCGATGGAGCGGCTGGCCTTGAGGCCGGCGCGCGTCCGGGAGGCAACTTGGATGGTGATTTGGTAGCGGCGCCAATCCTCCGGGTTCCGCTCCAACCGCACCGTCACGCCGTTGATCGTTGTGCTCATACCGTTTCGCCCTCGTCAATCCAATACCGTTTGAGGTCCGCCGCCGCATACAGGTTCGCCGCGTCCACCCCGTCGAATCCTACCGCCTCGCCGTTGTAGGTCGGCTCCGACAGCTCCGGGACACCATAGGCCTGTCCCGCGGGGCCATTGAACCATTCGCGCGCCGCCTCCCGGGTCGGGAAGCCGTCCGCGTGGTAGGTGCTGCCCGAATCGCTGAGGATGTAGAACCAATCCTCACGCATCACCAAACCTGACCCGGGCTCGCGGAAGGTTGGAGCTTCCACGTGTTGGACGCGGCCGGAGGCCGTCCGGGACCAGGCCCGCTTGCGGTTGATCTCCATCTTCTCCGCCACCAACGCGGCGAGGTCCTGGCCCAAGCCGTCTGCGACTTGGACCAACATGATGAAAACGTCAGCGCACTCCAGGCCCGCTTCCCGGGCGTCCCCGGTTTGTATGGCCTCCAGCAGCTCCGCCATTTCCACGTTCATGCGCGTGGCGATGCGAACGGTTGGAGTGTCGGGGAAGGTTTCGCGGCCCCACTGGCTGATGGCGGTTTGTTGATCCTGGATACGCATACGGGCTCCGATGGTGGTCGTTGAGGGCCGGCGGAAGCGCGGACCCAAAGGAAGGGGCGGGCACCGTCCGTGGGGCGTACACCCCGACTCCGGCCGCCTGGATAGTCGCGTGGGCGTCGAACGCCTGCGGCTCCCCTGCGCTGGCAGAGGTGCCCAGGAGGCACAGCGCGACGGCGAGCAGGACGCGGCGCATCAGTGGACGCTCCGGCCGAAGGGCTCCGCGGAGTCCTCGCCCTCGCAATTGAGGAACATCAACCCGAACGGCTCGCTGTATTGGGCATCCAAGCCCCAAGCGTTCGGGTCCTCACCGACCAAACCCGCACCGTCCATGATCCGGCCCCAGCGATTCCGGATCACCGTGGACTTCTCCGCCTCCAGCTCGGCCATCCTGGTGTCGAACTCCTCCCGGAGGGCGTCGGCCCGGCCGTGGATGGCACGCACCTCCGCGTGAAGGGCCTGCGCCTCCTTCAGGGCGTCGCCGGTGAGTTTGATTATGCGTTTCTTCATAGCGGTTCCCCCGTGATCTGCTCGCCCAGCGAGACAATGGCGTCCATGAGAAAGTTTTGCATGCCCCGGGATTCATCATACAGCCGGTGGCGGAGGTGTAGGAACTCCTCAATCAACGTTCCGGCGAGCATCTTGGTGCCCATCATGAACGTCCGCTTGCTGATGAAGATGCGGGACTCGTGAGACTGGCCAAGCACGCCTTCGCCAAGGAACTCGGTCACGACAATCGGATACTCCGCGACATTGAATCCCACCGTTTCGCAGAAGGCAATGGCCTTGGCCAAGCGCGCCTGCTCCAGCGGGCTCAACTCCATCGGCTTTGCGTTGTGGAGTTCGCCCAACAACCACGGGCGGCAAGTCTCCAGCGCCGTCCGGTTCAGCATCGGGTTAAAGTCGCGGGATAGCCGGCGGACCAGCCCAAGCACTGTCTCGCTGGGCACCACGCCGGCCCACGTATGCTGGGCCTCAAACGTCCCTTGGGGAGCGGTGAGGATATTATGGATCAGCGATTCCTGGTCACATTCCAGCACGCCCCGGTTGATCGCATTGTCCACCTCAAAAGCGTACTTGACGGTGCGATCCTCGGTCAAGTCAATCTTCCGCTGGATGTTGTAGGTGTAGCGGGTCGGCTGGCTGGGCCGGTATGCCTTGATGCCGCGGTAGAACACGAACTCAGACGGCCCCGGGTGGATGTGGACGGCCTCGTGGCGATACAGCGGCTTGGTGTCCAGGAAGATTTCCGAACGCCTGGCCCAGACGTCACGGAACGCCTCGCCCTTGACCGTGATGATCGTCTCATCGACGCCCGCCGCCGGCTCCGGGTCGCCCGGGTCCAGCTCCGATACCTCGCCGTGCTCATCGACGCAGTTGCAGTACAGCTCGCGGAAGGCGGCCCACAGCTCCCATGTCTTGCCCAGCTCGGTGGTAAAGCCCAGGCGCTCGCCGTTCATGGTGATGAACGTGAACTCGTCAACGCGGATTCTCGCGCGCTCCGTGCCAAAGGTCAGGACCTCGCCGCCGGTCTGGATGCTGATGGAGCACCCTTCGCGGAGGAGGATGGCGATGGCGTACTTCAGGCCAGTGCCAAAGAAGCCGATGGCTCCGGCATTCTCTTTGGACGACACGCCAAACGTCGTGATGCTGGCCGGGTCGATGGTGCCGTGGTTGCGGAAAACGATCATGCTGTGGTCTCCATTTCTGCGTCAGTACACCCAGACATTATGGTAGTTGTCCGGGAGGTTCCGGCAATCGCCGGGCGAGCCGTCCGCATTCTCGACGCGGACGCATTTGTGGGTCAGGTAACTCTTGTACACGGTGGGGCGGTCCAGCGCGGACTCGAAGGCCGCGACGGCGAGCCAGACCACCAAGGCGAACGCGAGGAAGCCCCAAACGCTACGGGGAATGCTCCCAAGCAAAGCCCCGAAGTCGATTGACCTCAAATTCAAACCGAAGGGGGCACGACGCGGCGAGGTGTCGCGCCGTGTCGCCTGGGCGCGCGTTGCGCGGGAGCGGCCGTTGGAAGATAGCTTTGAAGGCTTCGCGGAGTTCATGTTGGGTCAGCTCCTGTCCGATGCGGAAGCGGTCGGGGAGGATGGAGGGGTCATAGTTCGCCACGTTCGCTCCAGCGCGCCTGATAGCCGGGACCGTAGGCGCGCTGCGCGGCGGCGAGGGTCTTGTACATGCGGGTTCCTTCCACATACACCCAACGCCGGCCTTCCTTCACATAGATGTCGATGCGCTCGTTCACGCAGCTGCCTCCTGTTGGGCCAAGGTCGCCTCCGCCCGGACGATCACGTCACGGAGGTACAGCCGCATTTCACGGCAGGGCTCGACGTGGTCGGTCAGGAACCGTTCCGGGTCCAGGCCCAATTTGCCCGCGGCCTGGCGGATCGTCGCCGGCAGGAAGGTGGTCTGGTGGACGGTCAAGCCCATCGAAAGGGCGAGGGCGGCAAGGCGGTTGGTGTTCATGTTCGGCTCCATTTCTGTGTACGTGTCAAAAGAGTATACTCACCAATGTCAGAAAAGTAAACTGTTATTTTTCGATCCCAATGGCCCGTCGAATCTCCCGCCTCACGGTCAGTCTCGCATTGAGCGCGGCCCGATGGTCGCTGGCGCTCCGCGACACGACCACCATCCATGTTCGGCCGCGGACGGTGAACCGGACCTTGGTGTGGCGCTTGCCCGAGTCATCCACGGTGTAAGGGATACCGGACTCACGCAGTTCGCGGCATGTCGATTCTAGGGGCGTCATCAGAATGGCGGCTTCCCGTCCGCGTCCGTCAGCTCCTCCTGTGCCAGCTCCGGCGTCTGCCAGAGGAACGGCCCCCCAAAGTTCCGATCCCAATGCGCGCGGACCTCCGCGAGCGTCGGGAAGTAGTACATGTACACGCGCTTCTTGATCGACACCTCAAACCCATGTTCGTTGGTCCACGGAATCTCGGCCACCTCCTGCTTACAGATCGGGTAGCCTTCCGGGAACGCGCGGGACAGGAACTTGCCAAACGCCGTCCGCGAGTGGCGGAAGTTCCGGCCCTGGTCTTTCAGGTCATCGACATAATCCTGGTACAGCGCATCCTTCATGACCGACACGCGCCAATCGCTGTCGCGGCGGAGCAGCCGGCCGTCATTGAGCTTCTCAAACAGCCACTGGGCCTCCGGCGCCATGGACATGATCTTCTGCTCCTGGAGCGCGGAAGTCTGGGGCACCTGCCGGACTTCATACGGGGTGAGGTCATAGGTGATCAGGTAGTTGAGCAAGTTCTCTAGACCGCCGGCGTCCAGATCGTTCCGGATCGCGCGGAAGTAGGCGTGGTCTTGTTTGTGTCCGTCGCCCATTTCGATCACAAAGAACCGGCGCTCATCCAGGCCCGCGGGCACCACCCAATCCTCGTTGGAGGCCAGGACCAAATGGACAAAGTTCGGCGCGGCCTCCGCATCGACGCCCTTGCCCTCGATCACCAAGTGCTCCTCCGTGATGAGCGTCTTGAGCACTGACTCGTGCTTCCGGTCGCCGGCAAAGAACGCCTCATCACCGAACAGCAGCACGGTATCCCGGAGGTGGGCGTTGAACGAACCCACCAAGTGCTTGGAGTCGCTGACCTGGAGGAAGTGGCGGCCGAACAATTGGCCCAGGACCTTCGCAAAGAAGGACTTGCCCGTGCCCCGTTTGCCGCGCAAGACCACCGCAACTTCGCCCGGGCCGTCTGGGTGCTGGACGGCTCGCGCCATCCACCCGATCAGGTAGTTGTAGTGCTCCAGGTTCCCGGAGCAGATATTGTCGCGGATATGGTTGAGAAAGGATTGGTGCTTGACGCCCGGGAGGGAGTCGCATGTGAACCCGCGCCAGAGGTTGTAGGCGTCATCCATGTCCTGCCCAGGGGCGAACACGATGGTTTCATACTGACGGCGTTGCGGATGGTCCACCCAGAACGTTCCGGCCGCCTTCAGGATCGGCTTGCCTTGTTCATTGATACCCACCTGGACCTTGATATGGCGGTAGCGGTTCCGGAAGTCCTCAAATGACTGCTTGCTGATCTTTGTCCGCTTGAGCGCGGGGTCCATGACCTCGCTGATGATGCGGCACTTCCCGCCGATGTCTGCGATGACGGCGTGCTTCTCGTTGAGTCGGCGCAACCACGGGTCAATCGCCTCCTCCTTGGCCCGCTCGATCTGCCGCAGGGCGTAGCTTTCCCAGTTCGGCTTGTCCCGGCAGCTCGCGGCGATCTCATTGGAGCCGGTGATCACCGCAAAGATCATTTCGTCAGGGACTTCCGCCCGGACCAGATCGCAGCAGACCCGGAACAGCACCTCAGACCTCGACTGGTACTTGGTCGGGTCTACTGGGTCCTGGCCGGTGGCGATCAACGCCATGGTGTGGTCGCTGATCGTCTTACCGTTCTCCGTCGCCCAATCGCCCAGCTCCGCGGTCCCGATGTCCGGGACGTTGCCCGTGATCTTCACCCTGGGCTGACCTCCGGCGAGCCCCGGCTCACGGGTCTGGACGCGGACGGCCGGCGTGAATTGATCGATGGTGTACTGACCGTCGTGCCACTCCACCAACTTCGCCAGGGCCGGCTTCCGCCCCTTCTTCAGCTTCTTTGCGTTGGGCACGTTGATCGTGCCCGGGAGGCGCATGATGCGGTCCACGTTGTGGCAGTGGTCGGCCTGGAACAACTTCTCCAGCTGGATGTTGTACGCCTCCAGCTCCTGGGCCTTCGCGACGCTGCCGTTGATCTCCAGCCGCTCATCCGGCTCCAGTCGCCAGAAGCCTTGGAAGCCGCCGCCGCTGTCCACGATGGCTGTGGGCCGCGGGTCGAACTCGCGGAGCATCTTCAGCGCGCGCTCGCGCTCCTCCCCGAAGTCCTCACCGGCCCGGGGGTCGATGTCAATATGGAGCCAGGCCAGGCGCGCGATGTCTTCCTTGGAGGCTTTGTTGTCCAACGCGCGACGGGTCGGGTTGACGTGGAAATAGATGTTTTTGAGGCCCTGACTCCGCTCGATCCACTCCGCTGCCTTCGCGTATTCCGTGGCGTTGAACGTGGCTGTCTCTGTCTTGCCGTCCGGGATGATCGCGGTCAGAACCCAAGGACCTTCCGGAGCCCACCGTTGGAGGAACGCAATGGAGGCTTTGGTGTCGTGCTTCATGCCCTAGACCCCCCAGAACTCGCGGAGGCGATCCGCGGGCGCGTCGCCGGCTTCCATCTGGACCACCCAGAGGCGGGTGATGTCCATTTGGCCAGCCAGCTCACGCTGCGTCAGGCCGGCGCGACGGCGCATCAGCACGCAGAGTTCTGAGAGTTTCAGTTGTCCCAACTGACGGCGGGGTTGATCCTTCGTGCGCACATCCCGTTCCCAATCGCGGTACACGTCGATGTGCACGCCGTACTCCTCCGCGGCTTGGGGCTGACTGTACTGCCGGCGCTTCCGCCAGATGTACAAACTTTCACCGCGGGTGGGTTGGATCACTTTAGACATGAACAAATCTCCTGTTTCTCCGGTCGGCGCGTCCAGCGCGCCGCCGCAATTTCATACAAACGTTCCCGGGTCGAATCGCCAAGGTACAAAGCCGCGGTGATGCCTTCAAACAACAACCACTCCGCCTCACCTACCTTCAGCAGCACCCAGGCCCGGCCGCCGGCTTTCCGGCGGCGGACGATCCAGGCCCGCTGGCCCTTGGTGAAGTGGTCCACGCGGAGCGGCCCGCCCTGGGGCGGCCAGCGGTCCGCGTACTTGAGTTCAATCCATCCCCCCGTGTAGTTGACGTCGGGCGTACCGGGCCCAACAGGATTCTCCACACGCACCGGGTCCAGTCCCTTCAACAACGGCCGGAGCGCGTCCCACATCGCTGCTTCAGACATCCTCCAACGTCTCCAGCAGCAGCCCGTTCTCGCGGGCGTCACGATACGCCGTCAGTCCGTTGCGCTTCCATTCCTCGATCCACTCCACGGACCGTCCCGCCGTCGGCAGCGTAGGCTGGACGATCCGGGCGACGCCCGACCGGATCGCATGACGCACGCAAGCCGGACAGGCGGGGAAAGAAGTATAGACCGTTGCCCCTTTGGCCGTTCCGCCGAAGTTGATGGCGTTGACCTCCGCATGAATGATGTGTTGGTACTTGTACGCCCGGTCGGCGTAGAGTTCCGGGCTATCGTCGGCTCCGGACGCGAAGCCGTTGAAGCCGGTGGCTCCCACGGTGTTGTTGGGCTTGACCAGAACCGCCCCGACCTTGGTGCTGGGGTCCTTGGACCAGGTGGCAACAAGGCGGGCCAGCTCCATGTAGCGCCGGTCCCATTTGGCTTGGCGATCCTCCTGGACGTTGCCCAACACCTCCTCCGGCGTCAAGCGGGTACACTTCGCGCACCGTCCGTCATCGAACAAATAGGCAACTTCAGCGTCACATTGGTAGCAATTCATCCCGTGTACCCCATGGAGTGGCCCCAGCTGGGGCCGATTTCGACATCCACCTTGGACGGTAGTTCCAGCTGGACGCACGTCCGCATGACTTGGGCCGCCGCCTCCGCCGTCGCCGCGTCCGGAACGGACAGCGCCACTTCATCGTGGACTTGGATGATCATATCGAAGCCGGCCGCGTCCATTTGGACCATGGCCTCCTTTGTCTGGTCGGCGGAGGCTCCCTGGATCAACCGGTTCAGGGCCTTGTGCGTCCAGTCGAAGTTCCCCTGGTCATCCTGCGGGAAACGGCAGCGGCGGCCCGACAGCGTGGTGATGTAGCCTACGGCCTTTGCGCGTGCCTCGCACGCCTTCGCGAGCCGCTTCACAAACGGCACCTTGTTGTCGAAGGTGTCCAGGAGCTGCTGGCCTTCCGGCCCGGCCGCCTCAAACCGGCGCGCGCCCTCCGCAGACAGCCGCTCGCCCTCCGGCGACTTCACGTCATACAGCCGGCCGCGGGGTCCGCGTACCGCCATCATCGTCGGGAGGCCCAACTTGCGGCACATCTTTGCGCCGCCCATCCCGTAGCTCAGGCCCAGGTAGATTTCCTTGGCCGCCTTGCGCTTGATTCCGGCCATGTCCGCCATCATCTGGTGGTTGTCCGTATGCGGGTCGGTCCGGTACTTGTCGCGGGCGGCGATGGCCGCTTGCCACGCCCAGACGCCGATCAGGTCCTTGGACAGGCAGGCGTAATGGACTGCCATCCGCGGCTCCTGCTGGCTGTAGTCGTTGGCCGCCCAAAGCTGGCCCTCCTCCGGGAGGTAGATGGCCCGCCACATCGACGCAAACTCATCGCGCGCCGGCTGCTGCTGGAGGTTCGGATGCTCACAGCTCAACCGGCCGTAGGCGGCTCCGGCCGTCCCGCTCGCGTCATCGTCCTCATTCTTTTGCCGGCGGAGTTGGTTGAAGGTACAATGGATGCGTTCCCCGACCAAATGCGCCCGGACGCTCGCGCCGAACTGGCCCAGCTTGCTGACCTTCCGGGCCTGCTCCAAGGCCCGGGCGACGGGGTGATCAATACGGCCCAACAGGAACTTGTCGATGAGCGGCGGCCCAGCGGGATTGCGCTTGGTCCCCTTCCCGCGGGGAAGCCGGACGCCGATGGACTCCAGCGCCGGCGCAATCGCCTCCGGCTTCCACACGTCGCCCACCGCTATGCGCTTCCCGGTCGCCGCCCGTACTTCCTCCAGGGCCTCGCCTTCGCGGGCAAGCGCCCAGCGCTCAACGTGGTCTAGATGGGGCAGGTTGATCCGGACGCCCCGGCGGCGGAGTTTCGTCAGGATCGGAAGCAACCGCGACTCCAGATCATACACGCGCCAGAGGTCCTGCTCATCAATCTCGCGCTCCTGGCGGCGGAGGATCGCGAGCGGCAAGCGCGTGTCCTCCTCGCCGTAGGCTCCCACGAACCGTCCGGGGAGCTGCCACATGTCCTTCTTGGGGTCAATGCCATAGTCGGCGGCGGCTGCTCGCAACAGCGCCTCATCCTTCCCCTGGAAGCCCCAACGCTCCGCGATGGCTTGCATGGAGTAGGAGTTGTGGAGCTCATTGATCAGAGGATCGGCAATTTGAATGTCGCGGAACCACTCCACCTTGGGGAAGGCGATGCCATCGGAGGCGAGGAAGTCCAGATCATAGGGCAGATTGGCCCCCACCAATGTCCCGTCGAACGCCGCCGCGTTGTCGCGGATGTACCGCAGCACCTGCTCCACGGGGAGGTTGTCTCCGCCTGCGTGACGGATGGGCAGATAGGCTCCTGGGCCGTCCTCAATGGCGAAGCTGATGCCGGTGATGTAGGCGTCCGGGTTCCGGGCTCCCGGCCCCAGCTCCTTCAGCAATGGGTCCTTGGTCTCGCAATCGACGGCGATGCGCTTGGCTCCGGCCCAGGAAGGGAGGCTGGCCAGATCGGGCGCGCGCCAATCTGACCTTGCGGTCATGAACAACGGCGGTTGCACAATCAAGCCCCCCGGTGGAGGGTCTTGATGATCTCGCGGACTTCCTGGAGGTGCGACAGACGATCCCACCCACCCAGGATCGTCACGGCACGTTGCTCCAGCTGTTCCAGCTTGTTTGCCTCCGCAAAGCGGGCGGCGGGAATCCGATGGACGGTCAGCTGGCGGCCCAGCTTGCGGATGATCCAACCGCGGAGGCCGGGCGGATGGTTCGGGAGGATGCCGCGCTCATACAACTCCATGAGCTTCTCCACGTAGTGGAGGGCCTTCAGGAGGTCCTGCTTGCCGCCCTTCTTGCGCCAGCGCGCGACGTACTTTGACGCGCAACCCTCCAGGTATCCTATGCCGTTGATGGATACCCAATCCCAGTGCTGGCAGTTACCGCCGGCCTGATAGTGGGTCCCGCCCACCTGCCTGTCGTTCGCCGTCAATTTGTCGATCACTTCCGATCCCCTTTGCGCGACGCATCCGCGCAAGTTGTTGCTGGTAAAGGTAGCCCACCAAACCGCTCTTGGGCCCCGTGAGAAACTTGTGTGTCTTGACCAACTGCTCCGCCAGCTCCTCCACGGTATCGAAGGCGGCGTGGCGCAGGGTCGGCTCCCGCTCCCAATCCTCCTTGAGCTTATTCAGGTCCAACCGGGTCAACCTCCGGCCAGAAATCGCTCAGCCGTTCCGGCTCGCGTGCCTTCTCCGCCGCGTAGAAGGCCGCGGCCTCCTCCGGGAGGTCTAGGCCGGCGAGAATCTGCTCACAGGCGACGCGCATGCGGGTGACGTTCCCGTTGCCCATCCGCTCCTCCTCCCGGCTCCACATCCAGAGGTCCAGGACATCGACGGCGCGCAGCCAGGCTTTCTCGCCGGCCGTCAGATTCGGCAGGAGGCCCAGACGGGACAAGATACGCGCCTCCGTCAGCTCATACTCCGCGGCGAGTTCGGCATTGACCATCTTGGCCGGGGCGGGCATATCGCCCAGCCAACGCTCCGCGACATCGTGCCACTGGACGGCCTTGATGAGCGCCAGCGGCGGATCGGGATGGAGGATCAACAGCAACGACACCGCGCCGTAGCTGTGCTGGGCGACGTTGTAGAGCCCGTGGTGCGGGACGATGTGGCAACGCCTCACCGCTCCGCCTTCCCGTGTCGCCGCGACACGGACCAGGGTGGGCAGCTCATTCATACGTCACCCCGTCGTCGGCGGCCTTCGCGTGGCGCTTCTCGCGGCGCGTCAGCCATTCGTTCGCGGCCAGCGACCAATCGGAGGCGCGGCACTCGCCCAACGCCTCCCGGGCCGCGGCGTAGCGCCCCGGGCCGCCGGCCTTCCATGCCGAAAATGCGCGATACATGGGCACCGCCACGCGGCGAAAGAACGGCTGGCGGAAGCCCAGGGCGTTCGGCTCCTCCATGAACATGTCCAGCTCCGCATTCCATTCCGCGGCAGCGTCGCCGGTCCATAGCGGGAAGGGCTTGACCTGGCTGGCCGTGTAGGGGTCGCCGGAGGCCCAGGACTTTGGGCCCAACGCCCCGGCCTGGTAGAAGTCCGGCACGGCGTCCGCCAGCTCCTGAACGCCCTCCAGCACATTGACGTAGGCGTGGAGGTTCGCGCTGACCTGGCGGTACACGCCCACCTCGACGCCGATGGACCGGGCGATATACTCATGGAGCATGCTGAAGTGGACGGCGTTGGCCCCGTAGGCTCCCCAGACCAGGTCGTTGGAGCGGTTGGTGACCATCATGTCCAACCGTCCGTCCACGGCGATCTGGAACACGCACTGGAGGTTACACGGGAGGTCCTTGCCCTTCCGGCCCAGGTCAGTCCGGGGGTCCCACATCGTCAGGACCTGACGGCGGCAATCCGGATCGGCGCGGAGGGCGTCGATGATCTTGGGCAGCTGATCGTCGGCGAAGTGGCGGCGCCAGCGGTGGCCGTAGGCTCCGTGGAACGTGACGCCGTCATCGCTGAAGGAGCGCATGCGCCCCACGAACCGGGCGACATACTCCACGTCATTCCGGCCGGCGAGCATCCACAGCGATTCAGCGAAGTGAAAGAACGGGTTGGCGTCGCGCTGGGCCCAGAACATGACGCGCTCCTCCGGCTTCGCGTACACCGTCGTCACCGGCTCCGGGAACACGATCACCGGCCCGTTCCGCGAGTCGCGGCGGACGCCGGTCAGGCGGAGGGCATCCAGGGCGAGCGGGAGGGCTTGCTGGACGTTGCGGGCATGGATGACCTTCACTTGACGGCCTCCAGGTTCAGCGACTTGTTCAACTCGCCCATCGGGATCGCCGGGAGGCCGCCCCGGCCGGGCTGATTCTCGTACACCTCCACGAACGGCTTGACCTCCGGCCAGACGGCGATCAGACGCTTGATCGTGGTGACGGACTTGAGGAGCGCGCGTGCGCGACTCTTGGCCTTGTCCTTCTCCGCGGTCAGCTCGCGCTCCGCCTTTTTCCACGCATCGTAGCGTTTGGTGAGCTTGTGGTCCTTGGGGTAGATCGTCGCGACACTGTACTGATGACCGTGCGCGACGCGGCGCGCCTCCCGCCCCCAGCGCAGGTTGACCACCTCGCCATGGAACGACACCTTCAGGTCATTGTCGTAGGGGAAGAAGTCCTTGGGCAGGCCTTCCATGATCGCCTGGACCTTCGCCGGGTAGATGTCGTTGTATACCGCATCGGCCAGCGCCGCCTTCTCGGCAGCCTGGGCCTTCTCGCGGGCGTCGAACGCGCGGGTGATCAACTTCTGTTGGATCGCGTCGCGCATTTCCATCGTCAAGCGTGTGGACATATCATTCTCCGTTTCTGGTCGTCGGGGATAGCCTACCCCGGAAAAGGTTTGTTTACTATTCAGGCAGCGGAGTCGCCTTGCGCCAATCGTAATGATTGCGCATGCGGCCCTCGCCAGTCTTGACGCGAAGGTATTTGTCCAGCTCGCAAAGCAGGTGCTCCACGTCCCGCATTTCAAACACCACATCGCCGAACACCTCCCGGTCGGCGACGGCGTTCAGCCCCTTCATCAACTCCATCATTTCGGCGTTGGTCTGCTCCGGCTTGGGGTGTGCCTTCAGCTCGCGGCCGTGGAGGCGATTCAGCCCGCGGATCGCGCCGGGTCCGGCGTTGGCCCAGGTCTGGATGTCCGGCGCGCCGCGGAGGTAGCGCGTGTGGCGAAGGTCGGTCACCACCTCATAGGCCATGAACGGCCCCCATCCGATGTAGCGCGGCTCCTGGAACCGATCCCAAATGGCCTGAAGGGAGGGCTGAAGCGCCTGACCAGACACATCCGGCTCCAAGGCTTCCGCCCAGGCCTCCCGATCCTCCCACAGACGGCCCAGGACAATCTCCGCGATGTACTTGTGCTTGGACCAGCTGTACCAATGGACGTTGCGGTTGGACTCCGCCCGGATCATATAGGCCCCGGTGTACACCTTGCCTTCCTTTGCGATCTGGGTCAACGCCCAGGTCAGATCGGAGGCGAACCGCTGGCCGGTGATCGACTTCTCCCCGCACGTGAAGTCGGGATGCGACGGCCAGCAGGCAATGCCCTCCTTGTCGGCCAACTCGATGAGCCTGGCGAGGGTCGGCGGCCAGTTGATGTACCGGGCGATACAGAGCATGAACCAGAGGTGCGGGTGGTCGGCCCACCGCTCCCGGATGTTCTTGCGAATCCAGATGGTTACGGTGTCCAATTCGCGGAACACATTACAGAACCGATTGTCCCGGAGTATCGGGTCATCCGTCCACGGGCCGGGTTCGCCGGACGCCCGGCGGAGGTAGATGCGGTGGCGAGCCGCCGCGAAGTCGGCGAGGGTCTTGATCATTCGGGGTTCTCCACGATCAGCTCACAGGTTTGGACCAGCTTCTCCGGCGGGTTGTAGTGGTAGAACTTCGCTTGGTCCTTGAACAACGGACAATGGCGATACTTCCGCACGCCGGGCTTGCGGTAGCTGACCACGGACTTCCCGCGGAGGAGGTCGGTGATCAGGGGGCCGTTCTTTTGGGTGATGGCGTAGGGCTGGTCCAGATAATACCAGACGCCCGGCCGCTCCAGCGCCTCCCGGACGGTCCGATGCTCCGGATGCGTGAGGGCAAGGGGCAGGATCACCTGCGAGGTGCCCGGGAGCGGTGGCAGAGTGCCCGGGAGCGGTTCCCCCTCGACGTAGCCCCACCCTTCCCAGCGCGCGCCGGCCGCCGCCGCGTAGGCGGCAGCGTCGGCGGCCCGCTTCCGCGTTCCGCTGAACACGGTGACGATCAAGACATCCCGTTTGGCCTTGCGCCATTCCTCGATGTGACCGCCCAGGGAGAGGAAGGCGTCATCAGCGTGGGGCTCAACTACGATGATCGGCGATGATGCGTTCATACAACCTCCCCGCGCTGTGCTGATCTTGGACGAACTCCCGGGCGCGCGTGCGGTTGAACTCCCGCAGATCGTACCGGGCGACGGCCTCCGCCCACTGGGTCGGGTCCTCCAGCGGCAGCAGGAACTCCGCCGGGATCGTGGACTTGAGCATGTTGGCGTGGACCACCGGCACCGCGCCATAGTACAGTGCCTCAATGATAGTGTGGTTGTAGGAGCCGTTGAGGTAGGCTTTCCACTTCGCCGAATGGCCCTGGAAGTCCGGCATGAAGGACGCGGCCGTCAGGACCTCCGCGATGCGGCCCAGATCGACACAGCCGTGGAAGGTCGCCGCGCCGGTGCCGGAGTAGGCCGGCGCGAAGTGGTCCGTGCCCACGCGTTCCTTCCACTCGGGGGTGAGGCGCATCTTGTAGTATTCGATGCCGTTGCCGTACATGTCCACGGTCAGGCCCAAGCGGGCCGCTTCCGGGACGCCGGCCCAGAACTTCGCGATGCCCTTGATGTTCTTCCACTGGGGAATCCAGGCCACCAATTTTGGGTCGCGCTCGATCCCGACCGGATCGGGCACCAGCGGATGGAACGGCAGATAGGCCGGGCTGACCGGATAGCCGGCCGCCACCAGCGGCTCGCCGTAGGCTTTCTGGGCCACCATGGTCTTTTCCATCAGCGGCAGCGTCAGCTCGCCGAACGCCTTGTATGTCTCCCAGTAGGCGTCGTGGACATAGCCCACCAGCCGCTGGCCGTTGTCGTGGAGCTTCTGGAGGAGCGGGAGGAACAACGGCTCATCGCCATAGGCTTTCGTGGGGTGAGGACAGATGTAACTGGTCATGACCAGGTCATAGTCCGCGAGGAAGCGCGCGCTGGCCTGGTAGTTGGACGGGTGGTGCGGCGCGTAACCGTCGATGGTGATGAAGGTATCGCCGCCACGGACACGCTTGCGCGCCGGGAGCAGGCCCGGCTTCTTGGTGCGCTGCGGATCGGAGGCGAGGATGTGGAAGGTATCGCCGCGGGCCAGTGCGACCTCGCGAAGGGTTTGGAGGGTGGTGTTGATCCCTCCCACCGAGCTGGTCGCCCAGTGGAGCACAGCAATCTTCATATCTCATTCTCCCGGAGTGGGTGGTGCGCCCGGAGGCCGGGTGGCCTCCGGGATGTTCATGGAGGTCATGCCGCCGGCACCTCCTTCAGGTAGCCTTTGACCAGACCGTGGGCGATGTAGGCCATGACGTAGTTGCGGTCATAGGCCCCCGAACGCGGCGGGGTGTAGTCGGCCAAAATCTTGGTCACCAGCTCCTCGCGCTCCGTGGGGCCGGACTTCGCGGCAATCGCATGGATGGCGTGGTTGACACCGGGGCGGCCTTCGGGGGCAACACCAGCGGCGATGTAGTGCGGGGCCTTGCTGGCCGGGGTCGTGGCGGGCTTGGTCGCCTTCGCCTTCGCAGCGGCCGGGGCCGGAGCGGGAGCGGGCTTGGAGGCGACGGGGGCCGCGGCTTCCGCCGGCTTGCCCTTGGCCTCCAGCAGCGCCCAAGTACGATCCACGCCGTTCTTCATGGAGCTGAAACGCTTGGTGGGCTTGTCGGCCATCTGGTTGTACAGCGCGACGATTTCCGGGCCTCGCAAGTCATACAGCGACTTCTGGGTGTAGGTCTGGCCCTTGTAAGTGATCGACTTCGACATGACGTGTCTCCTTTTCTGGTGGGTGTATGACCAACCCTTTGTTGATCAGTGGAGCGATCATATACCCACTTGCCGAAAAAGTAAAGCGGTTTTTCTAAACTATTTTGACAACCGCTCCAGCGCGAAGGTCCCCGTGATGCGCCGGGTCCGGAGGTCCCCGGCGCAGTTGAACCCGGGCGGCAGCTCATAGCAGACGGCCCAACCCTCGGCGGTGTTGACCTCAATCACCGCCTCCAGGACCTCCCCGGAGGCAAGGTCACGCACGATGATGTCGTCCCAATCGTCGGGCGGGCCATTGACTTTGGCGTAGGTCAGCTCACTCACACTCGTGCCTTCCGGTGACGGGGTCGATGCGACACTGGCTCGCGGGTTCCTCCTTTTTGGCCACCAGGATACCGGCGCGCTTGCCGCCCAAGCGGAACGTGGTACAACCCTTGGCGCCGCCCTTCCAAGCGTCGATGTACACGCCGCAGAAGGCGTCCCACTTGATGTCGCTGGGCACGTTACACGTCTTGCTCACGGCGGAATCGACGCGCTGGGCCGCGGTCGTCAGGACGGCGACATGCTCGTCAACGGTCACCGCGTCGCAGGTCTTGCCGCGAACGCCCAGGACAGCTGCACCATAGTCGTGGACTGTCTCAACGCGCGGGCCGTCCGCCTCGATCACCGTGCGGTCGAACGCATACG